CGCCGTGTCGTTCAAGACCAACCGAGCGAAGAGCGACAAGACAGAAGGCGTGCGCGCCGAGAGCACCACGGTGAGTGGCTACGAGCTAAAGAGATGGACGAAGGGTGACCGCCCAGACGGCACAGTGGTAGCGATACAACTCCAGAACGGCGACATCTGGTATGCGAATGGGATCACGTTTCATGCTGTCTTGCTTATGGCGCTGGAGTCTGGTGGTGTCGTTACTAAGCGGGAGACGGCAGACGCCAAGCACCTGTTCATCAACAAGCACGGCAAGCTGCTAGAAGCCGTCATCAACAAGGCCGAGTCTGTTTTGGATGAGGTCAAGATCCCAGCGACCGCATCGCCCGGCTTCAAGCAACTCGGCGTTGACACTCGTAGCGAGTCTACGAACGTGCGCTCATTCAACATGAGCACCGAAGAGTTCAACGATGAACTGCTCAACGCACTGGCCGGTGCGCCGCACTTCGTGAAGATGCGTAAGTCAACCACGGCGTTCTCCACAGAAGACTGCTGCGCCGCGTGCGGTAAGGCGCTCAAGTCGAAGCGCATCGAGGTAAAGCTGAACGACGGCAGCGTCATGCTTGGCGCTTCCTGCGCCCGCTACATAAACCAGATCACGGAAGCCGCCGCGACCGCATCGCCAGGCTTCCGCCAACTCGGTGTCGACACACGTGCGGAGCTTGGCGCGGCTTGGGACACCTGGCGCGATCTCCCATCATGGGAGAAGCGCGGGCAGTCCGATTGGTACTCCTCGCCGGAGGCGAAAGAGATTCTCGGACTCAGTCCTGTCGACCGTGTGCCGCGTTGGGTGAAGAAGCTCAAGCGCCGCGACCTGAACGAAGCGGCACTAACCTACTACCACGGGACGTCGACTGCTCTCGGGATGACGTCGCTGCAGCCCGCTAGTGAGACAGGCAAGCAAACAGAGATTCGTACTCAGCGTAGGCACCGCGTGTTCTTCACATCTAACGTGGTGTCAGCGATGACCTACGCGCGGCGCGCAGTCAACAAGTGGGGTGGTGCGCCGGTCGTCTTTCGCGTCGAGCCGAATGGGTCTGTGAAACGGTTGTCGAGTCATGGCCCACCTTTTGGTCCGGTGTTCCACGCTAGTAGCGCGCGGATTGTGGGGCGGGAGAACCTGAACCTGAAAGTCAACGAGAACGTGTCTCGCAACGAGCTTCAACAGTTGGAGCGTTTCCTAGACGCGATGTTCAAACAGGCCGGGCTCGACATTGAGTTCACTCGGCACTTCTTCGACCGAGTCAATGACAGCCGCAACGGTGAGCCGATCACCACCGAAGAACTGGCTCACATCTTCCAGAGGGTCTACACGCGCTACGCGAAGAAGATCGTCGGACACGGCGCGAACTGGGAAGCGGTCATCAAAGACCTGACGAGCCAAATCAACATTCCGTTTGTGTTGGAGTACAACCGCGACACGCGAATGATGGAGTTGATCTCCAAGACAGTCATGCGTAAGCGCAACTTCAAGACGGTAGGGAAAGTGCTCACCGTTCAGACCGAAGCTGAAGATGAGTCGGTGGTCGATGAGTCAATCGAGTTTCGCGACGCTGGCAAGTCGCCGCTGACCTACCACCGTGGTGGCCTCGTGCATCGCCTTGTGCTCTGCGACACCAGCGTCACGGATCCGCCAAACAAAGGCGATGTCTACTTCGCGGAGATCGAGCGATGGCGTCACCGAACGAAAACGGGCAGGCGTCTCAAGAAACCAGTGCTGGACGAAATCATTCCCGGCGTCAAAGACAACTGCATCGTGGCGTTCCTAGATTGGACCGATTGGACCGACACAGGGCGCGCCATCTACTACCTCAACTACATGAAGTCTCGCAGCGATTCGCGCGGCAAAGGCTACATCCGCAAGATCATCGAGGAGTTCTACCGACTCCACCCAAAGGCGAAAATGATCCACTGGGGCAGGATGATGCACCCAGCGGTCGGGCATCTGCTCGACGCGATGAAGAAGAAGTACCCGAAGATCAATTCCATCGGCGCGATCAACTATGATGTGACGACCGAAGAACGAGCCCAGCGCAGCGGTGCCGTCAAGGTGTCCCTGGTCAAGCCGAAGGCGCGACTCAAAGAGACGTGACCGAAGAAGGCTGGTCGTCCGGTGGACGACGAAGACGAGAAGGCCCTCGCAAGCACGCTCACGGCCACGGAATCCCTCCAAGCGGTCCGCGTGCCGTTCGCGGCTCTCAAACGCTCACAGAGGCTCTCAGAGAGCCTACCTTGAACGAACAGGTAACCGCCGAACAGCGGTGAGCAGGTACCTGCTCTTCCGGGACATGACCCAGGGTGTACACTTATGTACTTACCATTGTTGAAATTAAGGTGCCAACTGGCACACGATGACGTGTACCCCCCACAGCCCCCTCTCACAGTCCTCATGAATTCCCTCAACCCTCCGCACCGTGTTACCGTCGTTGACACCCCTGCGTAGCAGTTCTATACCACCCCGTAGAGCACCCCGTTATGAGCGATGTTTCTCGCCGCCAAGAGCAGTTACTACGCGTCATGGAAAACGTACAGGCTGGCAGCACGGAAATGTTCCAGCGCCTGACTCCTGCGGGTCGTCAGTTCTTTCTCGACCGCGCCGGGCAGTTGCTCACTGACGATGAGGCTGTGCGCGCTCTCTACTCCATCGACTATGAGCGCGTGCCGCCTGACATCGCCACCTTTCTGACCCACGCTGACTACGTCGGGGGAACTGGGTTTGTGGTCTTCCCTGGTTGGGTCCCGGTCATCGAGCGTGCGTGTCGCATCAACAGCGGTATCACTGAGTGCATTCTCACGGGAGCGCAGGGTAGAGGCAAAACTGCGGCTGCGATGCTCATGCTGCTCTACAAGCTCACGCGCTTGACGTGCATGCGTGACCCGGCGCGCTTTTACGGACTCGCGCCGAGGACGCAGATCGTCTTTGGTCTCTACATGGTCACGAAGCGTCAGCTTCGCAATACCGGCTTCTATCTTCTGCGGGACCAACTCATCGACAACATGCCCTACTACAAGGACGTGTTCCCGCGCGTGCCGTTTGGGAAAGAGCAGATCACGTGGGATCGCGGCGAGAAACGCATCCTCGTGGAGCCCGCGTCAAAGAGCTTTCACGCACTGGGTCTGTCCCTCTTCGCTGTCGCGGCGGACGAACTGAACTATTTCGAGCAAGGGCAGTCGTCGTCGGAGGATGCGCACGACGTGGTTGAGGAGTGCTCAGCCCGTTTGGAGTCGCGTTTCCTGACCGACTACGGCGACATCCCAGGCATCGCCGTCTTCATTTCTCAAACACGCACCGAAGCCGACTTTCTAGAGCAACGCGCGCGCGACAAGCGTGACTCGGATCGTGTCCTCGTCGACCGTGGTCCTCGATGGGAACGCGGAACATCAGACCCATACAAGCGCCTCACGACTGTAGAATCTCAGCGCGCAGCACCGTACTTGGTCGACACCATGGTCGGCAAAGTCCCAGGCTTCCGCGTGTATCGCGGCAGCGAGACCAGCGACCCGCGCGTGCTCGACACAGTGAACCGCCGCCCCGATGAGTCGTGGATGGTCGAGCCTGCCGACCCGGCGGACTCTCCCGATGAGTCTCGAATCATCTACGTCCCCGTGAACCATTACTCACGCTTCGTCGATGATCTCTACGGTGCTCTTCGTCTTCAGGCTGACTGTCCGTCAAGCACGTTCACGCCGTTCTTCTCGCGGCGTCAAATCGTGGAGGCCGCATTCCACGAGGAGTTGATAAACCCGCTCGACCGGCAGACGGTTCGATGCTACGAGGGTCAGGGTACGTTTAGACTTTCGGACACGTTCGCGTTTCAGCGCGTGACCAACGTGTTCATGGGTCGTCGCGCACCGATTCGGCATCCTGAGTCACCGCGCTACATCCACCTCGACCCCGCGAAGGGTGGTGAAGGTCGCGACTGGTTTGGCATCGCAATGGTGCATCCGAGCGGGCATCACCTAGAAGAGCGCAAGCACACGGCGCTCAATCCGTACGACGACGCACAGGTCGGCGAGTCCCTCGTCATGAAAGATGTCGAGTGCGACTTCTACCTGCGCTTGACCGCTGGCCCGCGCAACGAGCCCATCGACTTCCGCAAGGTGCGCCTCTTTCTCGACTGGCTGCGGCGAACCGGCTTCTGGATCCGAAAGATAACGGCAGACGGTTGGAACACCCTCGACATGCTGCAGCGTCTGCGCGAGATCGGTTTCACGACCGAGCCGTTGTCGGTGGATCGCACGAGCAAACCCCACAAGACCGTGCGCCAAGTGATGAACGAAGGGCGGCTTGCGATCCCTTATCCCAGGGGTTACACGCCGGAACGCTGGGGATCCCCCGAAGAGGCTCTACGTCGGTGTATCCTGTTCAACGAGATGATCGGACTAGAGCACAATGTCCAAAACGACAAGGTAGATCATCGCAAGCGCAATCCAGATGGCTCGCAGGGATCCAAGGATATATCGGACGCACTGATTGGTGCTGCATTTAGTTGCTTGCTTGATGACGTGTCCCCAGGCGAGAATCCCGAACACACGAAGAGCAGTCGCATGGCGGTTGACGAACGCTTCAATAGATTTCTGATTCAAGGTCAAGTGAGCAAGTACTTACCAGGAGCCAGTTGATGACTACACCGATTTGCGTGGGCCTTTCCGGCTCACTGTCCGGCTCCACTGAGCAAGGATCCCTCACCACCATTCCACTCACGTACTCGCTCACCGCGCAGAACGGACATCAACAAGCCACCGCGAAGGTTGATGCGGGAGAGACCAAGGCAATCTCACTGCCTACGAATCTTGGCGGACCTGTCGCGTCGCCCGATGGTCAGACGCTCTTCCTCGTCACGTGCAGCGTCTCTGGAGTTGACATCACACTGAACGCTCTCGGCGTTCCGGTTGGGCCGTTCAACTTCATGAAGGCTGGCATCCTGTTGCTGCCAGGGACGATCAACGGTCTACCGGTGTCTGACCTCTCCATCGTCAACAACGGCACACAACGCGCGACCGTCAGCATCACCGCGATCTACGGCTCGTAGCACGCCGTGGCAAAGCGCCGTAAACAATCTCTCTCGGAAATGATCCTGCACCCGTGGAGCAATCTGCGGAAGATTCAGAATCTAGACCGACTTCCTGACCGCCGCGTCAGCAAGCATCAGCGCCGACCGGAAGATGTTGACCCGCTGCGCGGCGCTGGTCAGGCGCAGGCGATCTACAAGGCGCTGGGTCTCTACGCACAAGAAGAGTCCCGCATCGAACTGTATGAGAACTATCGAGAGATGGACTATGACGCCATCATCTCGGCGGTGCTCGACGCGTTCGGTGAAGACGGCGCGCAGACCGATCCTGAGCGGGGTCGCATCGTTTGGTGCGAGGCAAACAGCACGGAGGTACAGCGGATCGTCACACGCTGCCTAGATCGCACGCAGACCGATCAGAAGGCGTTTCCCACGATGCGAACGCTTGCCCGTGACGGCGACGTGTTCCAACACGTGGCAGCGGCGAAGGGCGAAGGGATCATCTCGCTCAAGGCGTACGACCCGTGGCAAGTCGCGCGCATGGAGGACGACATTGGTCGTCTGCTCGGTTTCGCACCGGCTGACGACAGGGGCAACCCGTCGAAAGACGAGACGCACGCCGTCCCCTACTACAAGGTCGCGCATTTCCGTTTGCCCTCGCGTGATCTCACTAACATCTACGGCTGCGAGTCGTCGTTTCTGTGGGGTGCGCGAATCACGTGGCGCATGCTTCAGTTGATGCTCGATCAGGTTGTCGTGCAGCGTTTGTTGCGCAGACCCGACCGCGTGCTCACGTTGGTTGACACGGCTGGCATGTCGTTCGACGACGCGAACTTCTTCATCGACGATCTCAAGCGTCGCATGCATCGCGAGTGGCACCTCAATCCTGACGGCGGAACATTTCAGTCGCAGGGCGTCCCGCTGGACGATGCGATGGACGTCGTGCTCCCGCGTGGCCCGAACAACGGCACCGAGTTCAATAACTTCCCGGCGACGAATCAGAACGATCTGCTCCGCGACCTGGACATGATGTACAACAACCTCGCGAACGGTGTCGGCTTCCCACACGGCTTCATGCGCGGTGAGGGTCGCTACAATCCAGAGCAGTCTCTATCACGCCAGCATCAACCGTTCGCCAAGCGTGCTAGCAGACTGCAGCGCAGCTACCTCTATGAGCTTGTGCGCCTTTGCATGATCGACATGGCTTACCAAGGACTTGACCCGACCGCAGAGGCGCATCGCTTCTCTCTTCACATGGCCCCTGTGTCCCCCATTCTTGAGATGGAGCGTCATGAGGTCATACAGATGAAGCTCGACCGCCTTGAGCGCGCACTGCGTCTTGGGAACGACAACCAGTTCAATCAGGATTTCTATGTCCCGTTCGTGCTGCGCACCTACGGCGGCTTCCCAGACGATGTCGTGAACGCACTCTACAAAGGCGCGGAAGGCGCGGAAGCGGACCACGCAGCAAGCAGCAGCGCCTTCGCTTTCGAGGGCAACGGCAAGAAGAACGGCTCGGCACCAGATAGGGGGGCGCTCCGTGAGGCGATTGAGCGCGCAGAGGAGGGATTCAAGCGTGTGATCCCACCGGCTGTGTCCGAGCGCTCTCTCAACGCTACCTCCGGTCTGGTGTTGGAGTCTAGCTGTAGCGATGAGCGCGAGCGGTTGAAGCCGTCGCGCAATCTCTCGATTGACGAGTGGACCAATTCCAGCGCCGAAAAGCGCAAAGCGGCGGTCAGTTCTGCGCTGCAGAACACGACTGATCCGAAGACGCGAATCGAGGCCATCAACAACGATGACGCCTTTCGACTTCGTGAGCGCTCGCGAACAACACGCGCTACCGTGATGCGAAACCTCGTGTCGAGTGGGAAGATTTTTAAGAAATGAGCGAAGCGACTACAGAACCGCAGACGTCGAAGACGAAGGATGCTAAGTTCGCGGTCTACTGCGCGCCGTGCAAGGTGTATCATCGCAAGGGTGCTTGCCCCCTCTGCAAGCGCTCACTCCTACTGGGCTGACCATGATGTTCGTCTCGATTCCGCACACCCGACTGCTCTTCGTTGAGAACGATCCAGGCATTCCGTCTGGGTCGTCGCACGACGCGTTCGCTGGTCTGTCGTTGCACGAGTCGAAAGCAATCGGCACCGCAGAACTCAAGGCCAACGTCGGTGAACGCGACTACGTTCTGCGAACGATCCCACCGTATCGCGTTCGTGACGCCATCTCATTGGGCAGCAGGAACATTGGGCGTGTGCTGAACGCTGTGTATGAGGCGCACCGCCGTGGTCTGACCGAGATCATCGACACGTGGCGAGTCAGTGGTGGTACACGGGCAAACGCGCGCATCAACTCGGCGAAACTATTTCGAGAGTCGTACGAGCGCATACGCGAGATCGCTCGTCAAGCATCTGGGATGGAGCAACTAGGGGCGGACGCTACGCTCTATTCCGAAGAGGAGAAGTGGTTTCGCACGGCAGTGCGCGAGGAGATTGGCTACTTTCATTCGTTCATGGAAGACATCCGCGCGGGCAACACTGACATCGCTAGACGGATCGACGCTTATGTCAGGGCGTTGCGCTTCATGTATGAGAGCGCGCGCATCCAAGCCATGCCAGACAACGTGCTGCTCTATTGGACCGGACCACGTAAGCACGAAGACGACGCCGTGTGCGAGGGCTGCGAGTTCATGATGGAGCGAAGCCCGTTCCCGAAGGACACCATCCCAGCGGTCCCGCGCGACGGATCGACTCAATGCCTGACTAATTGCAGGCATCGCGTGCTTGTGCGAGTCGTCGAGAATCTCAACGAGGTTGTGCGACGGCGTCAGCAGTTGACGAAGAGATCCTCGATGGTGGGGCAACTCAAGGAACTGAAAACGACATCAGGACTCGGTCGGCGTGTGCCGAGCCGCACTGGTGTGGCTAAGGATCCGTTCCGTGGCACGCCGCTCACGCGTCATGTCGCACCGCCGAGACGACGGAGGCCACCACGATGAAACCAGACGCCGTCCTGATTGAACAGGCTGTGATTAGTCATCACCTTCACTTCGACTCAGTGCCCTACGCGAACATGCGCATCGTTGATGTCGCGCGGATATTGGACGGCGAGACTGCGCGACCAACGCTCAACGGCGCTGTCATCGCTAAGTTGCTAGATCGACTCATGACTGCCTTGACGCACACGCTCTTGTCCATGGAGGGTAGGCCCGAGAGTACGCGTCTGGCAAAGCTCATCAATCGCGGCATGAACCGGTTGCTCTCTCGCATCCCAGAGATCACAAAGGACATGCAGGAGAGTGTATTTGTCTGCACACACACGCTCGCGCTTCGCGCTGACCAACTGTATGAGGGGATACCCCTCAACGTGCCAGCGATAGGAAGTCCCAGCCCCGCGCTGGCGAGCTACCTAAAGCAGCGCGATGCGCAGATGAAGAAGCTCGCCGACAAGTCCGACAAGGCGCACAAGAGCGGCTACGCTGTCGACAAGGTGTTCTCCGACTTTGTAATGTCGGCGCGCGACAAGCTGTACTGGAAACAAGTCAACAAGACCCCGATCAAATGAGTACTCGCTTTGGGGTGTTGGACGGTTTCGATGTGATGACCGCCAGCGTGCGCGAGCGTGTAGTGGTGACGCATCCTGAGTGGGCGTGTCCCGACGACGCGGCATTCGTCGGCATTGACCCAGGACAGCAGGGCTACATCGTGGGCATCCCCGCAGACGGTCACGCCGTGCTGTGGGGTGAGCCTATTCCAACCTTCCCCACCGGCAACGGCGGCAAGCTCGACTACGACCTCCCGCACGTCTGGGCATTGGTTCGGAGCATCCCTCGCGGCGCGTTTGTAATGCTTGAGCGGCAGCAGGCTTACCCCAAGCAAGGCGGTGTGTCGAATTTCAACATCGGACGAGGCTACATGCTGTGGGAGATGAGTCTCACTGCCGCTGGGCTTCCATTCGAGACCGTTCACCCGCGCACCTGGAAAGGGCAGATGGGCATCCGCGCCGAGTCCGCCGCTGGCAAGACCCAGACCCAACGCACCAAAGAAGCGAAGGCGCGCGCTGTCGCACTTGCGATGAGGCTGTTCCCTGGGCAGGACTGGAAGGACAAGCGCAAACCTAACGCACGCACGATGTGCGGCGACTACTGCGAGGCGGCGTTACTGGCAGTGTATGGGCGACGCCATGCGCAATGAGTGCATAGTGATTGCCAGTGCCATCGGCGCCCAGTTCTACGAGCACGTTGAATTCGTTGGAGCGTTTAACACCGCTTTCGCAGAACGGCTGGAGGCGCGCGTGCCGCTTGGAGACGTGTCCGCGCGCGCGATGCTGCGAGCCGTCGCCACGTTGCGCAGCAACGCGGCACATGCTGCCACGCTCCAACGCGCGTTGCAGTTGCTAATCGAACACTGCACGGCACTGACAGCCGCTGACGTGGTGGAGCGCGAGCTAACTGTCGTGGCGACGTTTCCATTGCGAACTTGACAGTCCTAATGCCGCCGTATAAGCTCCCCTCTTCACAGGAGGTGCTTGCTATGGGTGCAGTCAAGAAACCAGCTACCGACGACCGTAGTGTGGAGCTACGCCAGAACATTACCGAGCATTGTCTAATCAAAGATCGCATCGATGCGTTGGAGAAGATGCTCGACGTCCGCAAGAAGCGGATTCACATTCTCATGGAGGACATCGGACTCTCTAAGGTGGACGCCGAAGCAGGATCGGCCGCGTTTACTGAGCGTCGATCCTTCACCGTCGTCGATCCTTCACGACTTGCCAAGCTGTTCGACCGAGAGACACTGGCCGCAAACGTCCGAATCACTGCGGATGTCTACGACGCGGCGATAGGTGCGAAAATTAAGATCGACAAAGCCGTGCGCGTCGGATTGAGTCCGAGCTTGTCAGTGACGCGCGCGCGCAGCAAGCAGGCACGCGAGCAGCGCAAGCAATACATCGCCGAGTCCAAGGCACAAGCTGAGAAACGCATTGCCACACTGAGGAAAACCTTCGCGGCGCAAAAGGGAGAGAATTAGTCATGCAGTTCATCGAGGCCGTTATGCAAGCTGCCGCGCAGCACAACATCGCTTGCGTGCTTGTCGGACCACAGTCCGCGAGTGTTCCAGCCCAAGGGTTCGTGCCCGCGTCAACACCGGAAGACGACAACGAAGAGCTTTTGGCGCTACGCACTCAGGTGCAGCAGTTGATGACCCAACTGAGCGATATGTCGGACGTGACAGCCGCGCTGCAGGCGCAGGAACACCAAGTCGCCGTTACCGGTGACAACCCAGGCGCCACCGCGCCGCAGGGCGCAGATAACGACGCGCTTGACGACGCGTCTATCACGACCATTGGACTATGCGATGCCAAGCTGGAGCGCAAGCTCGTGCGGCTTGGCTACAACACCGTCGGTAGACTACGTGCCGCGTGCGTGGGTGGAAAGCTAGCGGAAGCGAAGATCAAGAACGCCTGGCTCATAGACGTTGGAATGAAGCTCGCGGGCGCCTCAGCCTCAGCCTCACCCTCACGGTCCGATGGTGCGACTGGTGGTGCGGTCGACGTCCCAGAAGGGCACGAAGACCGCCCGTGGCTGGAGCGCCTTGCGGTGGCGCGTAGCAAGCAGTCCACACTCGTTGAGTTGAGTGCGCAGCTTGAAATCAAGCAGGAAGAGCAGGAAGCGTACGAAAGTGAGGAAGACGTCCCAGAAGAGGTGAGCGAGCAAGTCTTCTCCATCGAGGAAGACATCGAGAAGGCGCGCGCGCAACTGATCGCGCTCCGGTGGTGCCTGAACCTAGACCCCGACCCAGAGTTGACGTTGGACGACGCGTTGGATGCGGCCAATCTAGGCCCATACAAAGAGCACCCGACTCCACGCGTCCTTCAGCAGTTGCGGGGCTAACCCGTGCCGCTAGGGCAGGACGATCCCCCAAATCTACAAGAGCTACAGGTCCGACACGATGAGCGCGAAAAGGTGCTCACTGAGTTGGAGCAACAAGTTGATGTGGATGGAGTCCGAGACAAACGCGTGGTGGCGCTGGTCATTACGGTCTCAGTGGCTTTGGGGATCGCCCTGCCTGCGCTCGCTGCTATAGTCGGATTCTCGGTTCGCGCCTTCCGCTGGGCATCTGGTCCCTAACCACTCACTACTCACTCACTCACACGTCTACGCGCAAGGATGTCGCATGGTGGATCGCATGGTGGATTCGGTAGCCGCGAGCAAAGGGCTCATGTTTGAGCGCGTGCACACGGCGAAGTACCGTACCGCTGAGGGCTACAGCGATCCACTCGATCACGTTGTCTACGAGAAGCGAGACGCTGTCATCACTGAGCGCGACGGCGCCGTCGTCTTCTTGATGAAGGACGTCGAGGTCCCCGCTAGTTGGAGTCAACTTGCCACAGACATCGCTGCCAGCAAGTACTTCCGCAAGGCCGGGGTCGGTTCCCCGACTGGAACTGAGACGAGCGCGAGGCAGTTGGTCGGCCGCGTCACCAGCGCCATCCGCAAGGCTGGCGAACGTCAAGAGTACTTCCAGAGCGAAGCCGATGCCGCCGCGTTCGAAGACGAATTGCGGTACTTGCTAATCACGCAGCGAGCGGCGTTCAATTCGCCCGTGTGGTTTAACTGCGGGCTGGCTGAAGCCTACGGGATCACTGGTAACCCGGCCGGAAATTGGCGGTGGTCACCAGCCACTGACTGCATCGAGTTAGCGCAGGACAGCTACACGAACCCACAGGTGTCGGCGTGCTTCATTCAGAAGATCGAAGACGATCTCATGGACATCGCCGAGCACGTCAAGCGTGAGATGCGGATATTCAAGTACGGCTCCGGTGCTGGGGCGAACTTCTCCGCGCTGCGTGGCAAGGGGGAGGCACTAGCAGGAGGGGGCGCCTCATCTGGTTTGATGAGCTTCCTCGACATCTTCGATAAGGCTGCTGGCGCCATCAAGAGCGGAGGCACCACGCGCCGCGCGGCGAAGATGGTTGTGGTGGACGTCGATCACCCAGACATCGATGAGTTTATTGTTTGGAAGACGCGCGAAGAGGCGAAGGCGCGCATTCTCATCGAGGCCGGATTCCCGGCCGACTTCAACGGAGAAGCCTACCGCACCATCAGCGGGCAGAACGCAAACAACTCGGTGCGCGTCACCGACGCATTCATGCAGGCTGTGCAGGATGACGGGAAGTTCGATACGATTTACCGCACCACAGGTGAGGTAGCAGAGACCAAGAGCGCCCGCGCCACGATGCGCAAGATCGCCGACAGCGCGTGGCAGTGTGCTGACCCCGGCATGCAGTTCGACACGGCTACGAACGATTGGCACACGTGCCCGAACACCGGGCGCATCAACGCTTCAAACCCCTGCAGCGAGTTCGTCTTTCTGGATGAGTCAGCGTGCAACCTGGCGAGTCTGAATCTCGTCAAGTTCCTGCGAGAAGACAATACGTTTGACGTTCGCGAGTTCAAGCACGCCGTGCGCGTCATCTTCACGGCGCAGGAAATCCTGATTGATTACGCCAGTTATCCGACGCGAGAGATTGCGGAGACCAGCCACGACTACAGGCCGCTGGGCATCGGTTACGCGAACCTCGGCGCGCTGCTCATGCGCATGGGACATCCATACGACTCGTCCTCCGGCCGCGCTCTCGCGGGTGCCATCACCGCGATCATGACTGGTGAGAGCTACGCGCAATCGGCAGTCATGGCGGCGGCGAAGGGACCGTTCAAAGGGTTCGCCCGCAACCGTACGCCGATGCTTGCCGTTATGCGCAAGCACCGTATGCACGCTGAGCAAGACATCGGCACCGATCAACCACTCAGCGCAGCCGCGATCAGTACGTGGGACAACGCGGTGGCGCTGGGAGAGCGATTCGGCTACCGCAACGCACAGGCGAGCCTACTGGCACCCACTGGTACCATCGGCCTGCTCATGGATTGCGACACTACTGGAGTCGAGCCAGACTTCGCGTTGGTCAAGCGCAAGAAGCTCGCAGGCGGCGGGCAGTTCAGGATCGTCAACCAGTCCGTGATGTCTGCGTTAGGCAATCTCGGCTACTCGACGCAGCAGAGCGAGGAGATCGTTTTCTATTTGCAGGAGAACGATCAGATAGAAGGTGCACCACATCTTAGAGATGAACATCTCGCGGTGTTCGACTGCGCAAACAAGTGCGGCAGCGGTGTGCGATACATCAAGCCCATGGGTCACGTTCGCATGATGGTGGCGGTGCAGCCGTTCCTTTCCGGTGCGATCAGCAAGACCGTCAATGTGCCGCACGAGACATCGGTTGATGAGATCGAGCATCTATACGCACAATCGTGGGCACTCGGACTAAAGGCGGTCGCGATCTACCGCGACGGCAGCAAGGTGTGTCAAGTCCTCTCCGGTTCTAGCGATGCCAAGGCGCCCATCAATCTCGGAGAGCGCGCGCCGCTCCCTAATCGCCGCACCGGCTTCACACAAAAGGCCGTCGTCGGGGGCCAGAAGATTTACGTGCGCACCGGCAACTACCCGGATGGTCGACTCGGTGAAGTGTTCATCGACATGCACAAAGAAGGCGCCACTATGCGGAGCATGACCGGGTGCTTCGCAATCGCGGTGTCCATCGCGCTGCAGTACGGTGTCCCTTTGGAGGAATTCGTCGAGGCGTTCACGTTCACGAACTTCGCACCCAACGGAAACGTCAAAGGCCATCCCAACATCAAGCACGCCAGTTCTATCATCGACTACTTGTTTCGAATGCTAGCCGTTGAGTATCTCGACCGCACTGACTTGGTGCACATCAAGCCTGACGGCGCGGCCGAGCAGGTACCTGCCGAGCACGCTGGGCGCGTGGATGACGGGGAGATGTGCCCTATCTGCGGTGGTATGACACAACGCAGCGGGACTTGTTACGTCTGCATCAACTGCGGTACTCCCACCGGATGCTCGTAGTTGTGGGATGCTGGACCAGATACTACACTCGACCCAACGAACATCACGGAGGACACCATGACCGTTGATTCTAGCCGCACCATCGACAACAGCACCGACGTGAATCGCAAGATCCCCTCGTCGGCCATTGAACCTGGAGCGTTGAACAACGCCCCGATCATCGAGAAGATTACGGGGCCAGGATCCGGCGCCACGGTGTTGCTCAGTCAGCCCGCCGAGTCCATCTCGCTGATTCAGTCTTACACCACTGCCACGGGCATCGCCCCCGCCATCAATCCGCAGTACCCCCTGGAGGGCACTGATTGGAGCGCCGTGCTGAAAGGCGCGAGCGGCGTTGCCGAAATCACCGAAGGTGCAGCCACAGCGCGCGTGGTGGAGACGTGGGTGGTCCACTACATCCCCAAGGCGGTGGACCCGGATCAGGGTGGGCAGTCGTCCGTCACGACCTAGTCATCACAACACAGCAGTCCGACCCTCCAAGTCTCCCACCCATGTAGTCTTAGGAGGGTCGGTGTTTGTACGCGGCTAGGGGCGGTTTCGAGTGACTTGACGGTGCGACCGATGTCACTTAGACTGGGAGCATGGCTAATCTCCCACTGACCGCTGAACAGTTCGCCGCCGCAACCCACAACAAAGGCCCGTGCATCGTCTGCTCGGTCGCAGGAAGCGGCAAGACTCACACCGTATGCGAACTTTGCCGCTTCTGGGTCGCCATTCATGGCGTGCCCGCGTCGCGCATCCTCGTGGCGACCTTCAGCACTAAGGCCGCGAACGACTTCAAGCGACGCGCGGCCCGCGCTGGCTTGCCGCGCTCCATTGAGATGCGGACTCTCAACAGCGTTGGCTGGTCGATGGAGGGCGAACTCTCACGCAAGCGTGACCCACTGCTCGTGAGCCCGCGCAGTCCCCTTGGCTGGTACGTCACGAAGATCGTGCGCGAGGCGTTGAAGGCGTGGCGCGCGCGCACTCCCAAGGCGCAGCACAACCTCCTCCCCAAACAGCAAGTCATCTTCGGTGAGATTGGTAACGCCAAGGCGCATCTCATCTGGCCCGACGCCTGGACGGCGAAGAACGGCGATGAGTTCCCGGCGTACGTCGAGTGGGCGCGCACGCGCGGGCGTGAGCCGCTTGAGGTCGACCTGACCGCAGAGGTCATCGCCGACGTCTATGCGAAATGGGAAGCGGTCGCCGCCAACCCCGAGAGCGCTGGCTACGACGTCCCAGACAAATACCAACTGCCCCGACCCCTTCGCGGTGATGAGCGTCGATCCAAAATAGGCAAGGTCCGATGGTTCAGCTTTGAGGATCAACTCGCCTACCCGGCGCGGTGGATTCTGGAGGGCCGCAGCTTCATGGAAGCCTATCGCGGTTACTTCGACCGCGTTGTCGTGGACGAAGCGCAGGACAACAACCTCGCGCAGAACATCGTCGCGAGTCACCTCGCCTGGACGGAGAACGGCCCCAACCTGGTGATGGTCGGCGACGACCAACAGTCGATCTACGCGTTCCGTGGCGCACAACCTTCACTGCTCAGTGAGTTCATCTCCAAGCACGGCGCGCGGGTGCTCCAGATGTCCGCGAACTTTCGCAGCGCCGACATCATCCTTCGCGGTGGTCAGGTCATTCTGGACATGGCCGAAGACCGTCTGTTTGAGGGTGACTTGGTGTTGGGTCGCACCGACGACAAAGCGCACGAAGGCGTGCTTGCTCTCGATGTCTACAACGACGACAAAGATGAAGCTGCGTCAATCGTCACCGACATGGCCTCGCTGATTGAGAGCGGGACGTCACCTGATGACATCGCTGTACTGATGCGCGCGAACTCGCAAAGCGCACCATTCGAGGTGGAGCTAATCAAGCGCGGTGTGCGTTACCAGGTCGCTGGCACATCGTTTTTCGAACGCTCGGAGGTGCGCGCGGTCGTCGCCTATTTGCAGGCGGCGCGTGACGAGACCGACGTCCACGCGTTTCAGCGCGCGGCCAAGTCGCCGAACCGCTACCTGGGGCGCAAGTTTTTCGACGCCTTCGCGACTCTGGCTGATGCCAGGGAGGCTTACGGTAACACCACAAAGCGGCGTGCGCTCAACGCCGGATGGCGGCGCGGACTCTCCGAGTTGCTACCACACATCGACCACGTGCGTGGGCTCTTGGATGCCCAAAGACTGGTAGCTGCCATCTGGTATGTCGCAAACGACGTCGGCGTGAAGAAATTCTCGCGGGATGAGAAGGCGTCTGAGGACGACGAGACCGAGTCCGATCTGAACATCACGGCACTCGCGGAGTGCGCCACAGCGGTTGCGGACGTCGAGGTCTTCATGTCCTACGCGGCGGACTACGACGCGGAGCGCAGCAACCACAACGGTGAGCGCACCAAAGAGCCGCGCGTGATGTTGTCGACCATTCACGCCGCGAAGGGCCTGGAGTGGGATGTGTGCTTTCTGCCTGGCTGGCGCCACGGAACACTACCGCATGCGCGCGGAATCTTCGCTGAAGAGATGCGACTGGCCTATGTCGCGATCACACGCGCAGCGCAGCAGGCTTTTGTCAGCTATTCACGTGTCAACCCATTTGGGGACCGGGCACGCCCCAGCGTCTTCTTCTCCAAGCTCACTGCCGTTCCCGGCGTGCGCAAGGGACTAGGGCTAGACCACCAAGGCGTCGCGTAGTTTAGCCGCGCCCTTCATGTATCCCGACTGATCCGATACCATGCCTGCGTGAGCGGGCAGACCGAATGACATTTGGCGCAGGATGGGGGCCGCAGTGGGGTGGTAACGATCCACTCGACCCGGCTAAGCCCGTGTCGACAATCGCAGGCACTCCGACATCGTTCAATTTCTCGGACGAGCAGGACGGACCGCTACCAGGCTTGTGGGGATTCTTCGCTTTGGACGTCGATGGCGGCGGGCTCGTGAGTGCGGAGACCGAGACCAGCGTCAATGCCTACTACCGAATCATCAATAGCCTGGCTCTGTGGGACTACACTCGTTCGCCCACTGTTGGTGGTCCACCGTACGCAGAGCGCGGTGTGCTAGCTAGTCCAAGCGGCATCCTAGCCAGCCACAACGCACGCTCTTTCATACTGGTGAAGGCGCCGACCGAACTGCTTGACACGACTCAGGACGAACTTTTCTGGGAGGTCACGCTTGCGTTGCGGTTTGATCCGACCAACTACAGCTACATCGCAGCCCGCGCCCGCGCGCGTTGGGAAGCTGGTGTATGGACTACACCGTTGGCACTTGAAGCGATTTCAGTCGTCGGCACAAACGCACCGACCGTGCTAGCTGAGTTGGTCGGCGTGGACGACATCGCACCACCTAAGCCAGCGGAGGTGTGGACGACGCAGGAGTTCGCTGAGCTTTCGATTGAGGTGCGCGACACGACGATGGTCGTGGGCCTTAACGGTATCTATGAGTTGAGCGTGCAGGTACCTGCAACGGCTAGGATAGGTGTGGGCATCGAGTTGCGGGTCTACAACCGTAAAGGAGCGTTGTTGACCGCGCTTCCCTCCCTACAGGCGCTCTCGGTTCAGTCACTGCGCGATTTGAGCCGACTCGGCCCGCCGCCGCAGATTGATGGTGGACCTAGACTAGATGCGCCAGTGTTTCCTATCCTGCGTGTCCCTGTGCAGGATATGATGAATCAAAGCCCACCACTGCTACGACAGATCAGCGGCAGGCAGTTTGAAGCGCTGGTTTCGTTCGTGGCTGAGGTGCCTGGGTTCAGTCGGTTCAGAGTCGACGAGGGTGAAGTGCTTCGCGCCACTGAGAAGTATGTGGGTCAGACGTTTGTTCCGATGATTCGCGACCTAGCTGCGCAGCGCGCTCGCAAGGGGCTGTAGCGTATGGTACTGTCCACGATGGTCATCGACGCAGTGACGCCTCGCGGCGGCGCGGAGACCACTGCCGTAGTGGTCACCGGAAAAGGCTTTGGTGTCGCGGCGGGTCGAGTGGTGTTCTCACCGCTCGGCGTCAACATCGATGCTGCGGTTACGCTGTGGCAGGATGATCAAATTGACTTCACCGTTCCAGCCGGAGTACTGACCGACCAGTTCAGTACTCTTCTTCTGGAGAAGGCAGGCGCCGCCGATTCTGCGAACATCCAGTTCTGGATACCAGCCACGCCCCCCGCGTTTCCGTCGTTCGACTACCAGTATCCGCGCTTCGATCAAGCGAACCCAAATGTCGACGACCCATACATCGCACAGGCGGCGGACTTCAATCGCCTACTAGATCGAGCGGTCGCGTCTGCAGCCGGGTTACCGCCGTTCATCGGTTCTGTCGGTGGTGTGCCCCCGGTATTGGTCGAAGAACCAGACGGCGTACTGTCGTGGAAGTGCTTGACGATCAACGACCTCTGCGATGCGTTTGGTGTCACACTCACCGCTAATGCGTCATTTGAGCTTGGGCAGTCGTCCGTCAATCCGACCTTCAACGCCTTCTACAGCGGCGCCGTCCCGCCTGTGTTCTCTGAGTTGTCGGACAACGACGGCAACCCAGTGCAGGACATCTTGGGCGTGCCCAACCCTATCACGCGACCACACACCTACGTCAAAACAACGATTAGCGCGTCTGTGTCATTCACGGTCACGGCCAATGATGGCGACCCGAACCAGAATGACCTAGTCACACACACGTGGCTTCCAAGAACCTTCTGGGGAGTTGGACCGGCCGGTGGTAGCACGGAGGCGTTCATCGAAGCGTTGGCTAGTTCAGCGCTCGCCGCCAATCGGCAGCGAACTTTCACGACCACCCCCGGCGCTACCGATAAGATTTACTACGCGTATCCTGATGCCTACGGTGCTGGCACGTTCTTCGTCAATAATTTCGAGGGCGGTTTTCTGCCGTCGACATTGGTGTCTGTGACCAACCCATTCGGGGTCACACTCAGCTATCGATTGTATGAGAGCGCGCTCATCAACCTCGGCACGACGACTGTGCAGGTCACCTAATGGCACAACCAGGCGACGTCGTTGTCATCAACACAATCTCAATCAAGAACAGTGCTCCAGCACCGATCATCCGCACTGCCGAGTCGTTGGGGACGCACAAGCAAGTAGCTGACCTCACGTCTCGCGACCTGATCCCTTCCTACCTACGCACTATCGGAATGATGTGCTACGTCGTCAGCGACAACACGACCTACCAACTGAAGGGCGGCATCACTAACGGTGATTGGAACGTGTTCGCGGTGGTGGTCAATGAGCGGACTGACGCATACACACCCACGCTAGGTCAGACATTGTTCAACCTCTCGGACACGCCGGAGGACCCGAACGATGTGAAGCTGTTCGCGAACGGCATCAAGTACTTAGTGGGAACTGATTTCACTGTTGCCGGTAACCAAGTTACATGGCTTGATGTGTCCTTCGCGTTTGATACTACAGACAACGTCGAGATCGTATACATCTTCTAGGAGTCCATGATGGGCATTCGCGCGAAACAAGTTGACACGGGTACATTTGGTGCCACGACCGCAGGGCGCGCTCCGTTTGGAGCTAGTCTATTCGACGCCACCTTGGCTGGAACTGTTTTCGCTGCCGGGGCCATACCATCGGCAAAGCTGGCTGACGGCGCGAACTTCCTGAAGCGAGACGGAAGCGTTATCCCGACCGCCAACCTTCCGATGGGGTCGTTCAAGCTCACCGGGCTGGCGGCTGGCGTCGGAGCTAACGATGCAGTCAACAAGGGGCAACTTGACTCCGCGATTACCGGAATTAAGTGGAAGGACACCGTTAAGGTCGTCGGCTTCTTCGGTGAAGCCACTGTCGTCGTCATCAACGGACTCACGCCCGCACTCGGCGACGCGGTAGTCGCAACGACTGCCGCAACGCCCACCGCCGGATCGTCGGACGCACTAGCCATCGGTGACCTCGCGGAGTTCGACGGCACATCGTGGAAGCTGCTCTACGCCAACGTGGCTGGCAGGCTCCCCAACGGGCTGCGCCTGATCGTTTCGACCACGGCTACGCTGTTGTCTCCGCTCACTTCGTCGGCTGACGAGGGCAAGGTACTGTTGTCGGTCGCAGACCCCGGAACCATCAACGGCTCGGTCAGTGACTTCAGCAACACACTGGAAGCCATCGACGGAAACGCGGTTCTCGTGCAGTGCCCTCCGGGGGACACGGCGCCCAGCGTCTTCGAAAACATCGGGTACGTGTTCGACGGTGCGGTGCCTACCGGCTTTTGGATTCAGTTCACGGGCGTGGGGCAGATCAACGCAGGAGCGGGCCTCAGCAAGACCACCAACACGATCAACGTCGGCGACATCAACAGGGGTGTTCAGGCCAACGCCAACGACCTTCAAGTTGACGCGAGTGAGATCGCGGGTAACGGCCTCGCGCAGACTGCTGGCGGCGGCAATGAGCATCTGCTACGGATTCTCCCCGACACAACGGCTACTGACGATTCGGCGGCTGTCGTCGTCGCGTCCACGGGTTTGAGCATCAACGGTGACGTGGTCTCGGTGGACCAAGTCCCCAGCAACTACACCCGCTCCATTTCCGGTACTGGCGTTGACATCAAAGACCTCGCGTCGCACCTTCTCGGCATCGACAACGCACTGGCATCAGCGGGTGGAACGCCAAACCAAGAGTTGGTCACGACGCAGAACATCACTGGGACGGACACGGCACTCACAGACACACTGAACAACGTGCCGGTCAGTGCTACCTCGTTGAAGCTGTTCCTCAATGGCATCCTGTTGCTGCAGGGTGCTGGCAATGACTACTCGGTCAGCGGTCAAACCATCACGTGGTTGGCGAACACTGGGACGGCACCAGACCTAGACACCAGCGATGAGTTGATCGCGGTCTACGAGTCGTAGTGAGCGAGCAGGTTGTAGGAGATCGGCGGGGGCGAGGACGTCGCGGGAGACCGAAGGCGTCCCAGTTCCGCAACACAGAGCACTACCCTGTTCGGACACTGCATCCGTGCTTCACCACGGAGGGCATCGAGTGGGTCATCAACAATTTGGGGCTGACCACTGGTGTTCTCGTTACTACCGACGGCACCATCTCGTTCACACCCGTGATGGTGCCGCGCATGCGGCTTTCCAAGTTTCGGGTGTGCTTTGAGATCAAGGGCTGTTATCTGAGCACGCTCTACAAGCTGCGACTCCGCTACCAGGCCCTGCGCGGACATCCTACGGAGCAGTTCACGGCTCCGATCAGCAACGAGTCCACGTCCAGTACGCGGTTCTCGTTTGATGTCCCCGTTGGTGATGTTGACGCCAACGGGTTCTTCACGTGCGCACTCAACGTGGCGCTGCATTCAGGCATGGAACCTGAGCAACGGGCCGCAGCCGTTGACAGCGGCATCGAGAATCCGATGGAGCCTGTCTTGATTTGCGGGTCCTGGCTTGAGATTGAGGGCGAATAGGCATGGGTAGCAGGCCGCGCACTAAGCAACTCAACTTGGACATCACTGACCGCACGAATACCAGCGGAGGTCTGCTCCCTCGCGGCACCATTGCGGCGCTCGGCGCGTCCGCCAAGAGCATGGTCGCGTGCAACATCACTACACCGACTGCGGTCGCGTCGCGCCCCATGGGAATCGTGGTGCCTACGGCTGGTGTCGCCAATGGAGTCACAGGTGCGCTCCGTTCATTCGCTGGGCTTGAGGTTCCTGTCCGGTTGGTTGGCAGTCTCACACTCGTGGTCGGTGACGAGATCATCGTGAGTGGGACCGCTGGTAGCGGCACACAGTCCAAGAGCACTGGGAGTCCTCCCGGTCAACCAACGTCGGGTCAGGCCATCAATCGCGTCGGTGTGGTGGTGGACGATTCCGTAGACGGCGTCGCCTATGATGGTGGCGCCAACTTGCTGGCTATCGTCCAGATCGACTTCAGTGCGCGGAGGCTCGCAACGTAATGGCAAACATCGAGATTACGCTTGGTCCCCACGAGTTGAACCCCGGCGGCTCAAACTCGGTCCAGTCCGTGGATGCGGACGCCATGGTCATGGTCATGGTGCCCAAGGGGAACGGGCCAACCCTGAAGCGGGCCGGTGACGTTGCCCCACCCGACCGTGTATGTCTCGGCCCAGGCGTCTGCCTGCCGGTCCTCTAAGGCTAAGGAGTAGCTATGCCACCCACTATTTTGTGCGCAGACGTTCGTGGTCAAGCCGTCGGCGGCCCAGCCCGCGTTGGCGTGCTGACCGACGGACTGTTTTTTACGCAGATTGGAACAGACATCGTTGGTGGGTGGGATCCGAGCCGAGTCGCCCTCATGGAGCCCTCCAACCTTGTTACGCGGTTCCGTGGGCAGCTTTATTTCATTGGGGTGACTGCGGGGACGCTGGGGTCGATCTACGTCTACGACGAGGGGGGCACAGACGACTGGATCACCGGAGTCTCGGCCAAAGGCGGTCGGGGGACCACTATCAACCCTGTAGCTAATGGGGCATTCAGCGGGCTCTACACCGTCAACACGGCCAATCAGGACTACCTGGTTGTCTTCACCAACAACTCCACCCCGTACTTTTACAGATACGACCCGGACACGGGCGTCAACGGGACATGGACCTCACACAACCTGCCGGGTGCGCACAGCGCCACCGCGACTTGGACAGCAATCGTCTACAAGGGCCTGCTCTTCTGCGTGACGGGGCAGACGAACCAGTCCCCCCGCACCAGCTTCGACCCGGTCAGTGGAGGGACGACGTCCCTCCCCTTCCCCGCCGCCTTAGTCGCAAGCTCAAACGGTCGCCAGTTCGTGATTCAGGACCGCCTCTTCAGTGTCTGGTCGAGCCACTTCGTTGGTGCGGGCTCGACCTGGGTGGAGGAGTTCACGCTCGGGGCCTGGGCGAAGA